CAGGGACTGTCACCCGATGCCTTACAGTCAACCACCGCGTCCGCTGTCGCGGCCACGGTTCGCGGCGCTCAGGTGAAGATGGAGAGCATTGCCCGCACCTTCGCAGAGACCGGCATGAAGTCGCTGTTCAAGGGCATCCTGCACCTGCTCACCAAATACGACAACAAGCCGCGCACCATCCGCCTGCGGAATAACTTTGTGCCGATTAATCCGGCTGAGTGGGACAGCGAGTTTGACGTTGTCGTTCAGGTCGGCCTCGGCACCACTGACGATGAGACAAAGATCGCGTTCCTGACGCAGATTGCGGCGAAGCAAGAGCAGATCATCATGCAGTTAGGGCCGCAAAACCCAATCGTGTCTATGGCGCAATATGTCAGCACACTGCGCTCGATTGCGGAGATTGGCGGCTTTAAGGACGCCGACCAATTCTTCAATTCGCCGGAGATGATCCAGCAACAGATGATGATGCAACAGCAACAGCCCGCCGGTCCTGACCCAGAGGTTGTGAAGCTGGAGCAGGAGATGGCGCTCAAGCGCGAGCGGATGCAGATGGAAATCCAGCTAGAGCGCGAGAAGATGCAACTTGAGATGGAACTGCGCCGTCAGGAGCTACAGGCTGAGGCGGAGCTTCGCGTTGCCAAGGCCGTCACTGACGCCGAAATATCAACTAACTTGCCGAGGGTTTAAAGATGCCGTTTACCTTTAGTGGCACTATGCCGACAGCAAAAGAGAAGGCAGAGGCGCAACAGCAGGCGGCAAAAATAGCCGTTGAGGGCGGCGAAGCCCTTGGGATGTCCCCTCTTGAATCTCAGGCAAGATATGGCACTCAAGGATTTGGCGGGCTAACACCTCAACAAGCGCAGGCGATCATAACAGGGTACAGCGGCGATGATAGGGGCGGGTACAGCGGCGCGTATCAGGACGCCGCAAGAGTAGCTCAACAAATACAAGCCCCATTTATCGCGCAACAGCAGTCTTTGCTACAAGATTACATCGCTGGCGTTGAGCGCCGTCAAGCTGGCCCTATGATGCCCGGCTGGATGGGAGGCATTCAGAGGATGAACCTCCGCAACCTTGGTGGTGCGCTCGGAGCCTTTGGCGCAATGGACCCCTTTGAGGCGGCGACAGCTATGCGTGACCGCGTTGTGACAAACGAGCTTGGTCAGGTTATCGGCGTCTATGATGAACGCGGCATATTAACGGGCCGCGACCCAGCGCGTGATGAGCGTGAGCGCCGCATGCAAGAGGGCGAGGGCGGAGCGCAACAGATGGTGGCGCCGTCACCCGTCACCGGCCAATGCCCAGAGGGTTACATATTTGACGAGGACTTGCAGGCGTGTCGGTTAGACACTGGCGTAGCTGAGCGGGTTGATTATACTGCCCCGCAGACATATGGCATGATGGGGCTGTTGGATAAGGTGCCGGAGGGCTTGCTTGGTTTTGCCAGCACTTATGGCACCGGCTTTGGCACACCGCAGGAATACGCATCGGCGAACCAAGCATTCAGACGCGCCAGCGGCACCATAACGCCACACCAAGGGTATATACCGCTATTATAATAGGGATAATAACGTGAATGAGGGACAAGCTAGAGAAAAGATTGAGCGATCTGCGAAGGCAGAGGCGTTACTACGCAATGAGATTTTGCAGGACGGCTTCGCTCATCTGGAAGAACAATTTATCGCGGCTTGGCGTGGCTCGGCAGTGGCTGACACAGAAAGCCGCGAGCGCCTATATCAACTTTTGCAAAATCTGGATGCCTTAAAGGGGTATTTTCAAAGCGTTATAGAGGATGGTAAGTTAGCGCAGATGCACCTTGACGAAATCAAGAGGCAATCCGATTTTAACAACAGACAGAGGTAATTTTCATGTCCGACAACTCGACAGAGACCGGAGAAATTTCAGTATCAGACGCATTAAGCCTTCTAAGCACCCCACCAGAGGACAATGCTGTGGAAGAGCAACCAGAGGCTCAGATTGAGTCTCAACCGCCAGAGACAGAGGCGCTAGAGGAGTCTGCGGACACGGCTGATGAAGCCCCCGAAGACGACTACGATGACGATGATGTCGATGAAGGCGAAGATGCCTACGAAGAGGATGACGAGGACGAAGAAGAAGAGGAACAGCTATATACCGTCAAGATTGACGGTGAGGAACACGCTGTCACCCTTGACGAGCTTCAGAATGGTTACTCTCGCCAGCAGGCATTTACAAAGCGCTCTATGGAGCTTGCAGAACAGCGCAAAGCCTTTGAGGCTGAGCAGGCTGAGACGCAGGCGCTGAGGGACGCTTACAAACAGCAACTTGATATGTTGCAAAGCCAAATCCAGCAGACAACTCAGCAAGAGCCTGACTGGAGAGCATTGGCCGAGACAATGAGCGAGCGCGATTTGTTCTTGTACAAGACCGAGTGGGATCAACAGAAAGAGTATCTCAAGCAGGTTGAGGCGGAACAACAGCGGATCGCGGCAGAGCAGTCCAAAGAGCAACAGGCAAAGATGCAGGAGCATCTGGCCCACCAGCGCGAGGACATGCTCAATCGGATTCCAGCTTGGCAGAACGAAGATGTCCGCAATGCCGAAAGGCAGGAGGTCATCAAGTACGCCCAGCGGCGGATCGGGTTCAGTGAGGAGGAGATTGCCAACGCATCTGATGCGCGGGCCATCGAACTGCTCTACAAGGCGTGGCAATGGGACAACCTTCAGGAGAAGAAACCTGTCGCCAAGAAGCGCACCCGCAAAGCCCCGAAGATGGCCAAGGCAGGCAAACCAACAACCAAGAGGCAGGTTGCCTCCAAGCAACGGCAACAATCGCTTGAGCGCCTCAGTAAAGAGGGAAGCGTTGATGCCGCAGTCAACTACTTGATGGGCAGATGACCCGAAGGAACTAGAAAATGACAACTTTCGCTACTAGCGCCGCCGTAGGTGAGCGCGAACAGCTCGCCGATGTAATTTATCGCATCGATCCTGCTGAAACGCCTTTTTTCTCAAACGTGAAGAAAGAAACATCAAACGGTATCTTTACCGAGTGGCAGACACAGGAACTTGCTTCTGCGTCAGGCACAAACTACGTCAACGAAGGCGCGGCTATCTCTACAGCGGCGGCTACACCAACCGTTCGTCTGGGTAACTACCACCAGATCAGCGTCAAGTCATTCGCAACATCTGGTACTCTGGATGCTGTCGATACTGCCGGGCGCGAACGTGAGCATAACTATCAGAAGGTGTTGAAGGCACTTGAGCTTCGCCGGGACATCGAGAAGAGCATCACGGACACTAACGTGGCCCGCTCTGGCTCAGACCCACGCAAGTCTGCGTCTCTGATGACTTGGATGACCAACGGTTCTGTTGGCGCATCTGGCGCGTTTGCAACAGGCGATGGCACAGACACCGTCACGGACGGAACTGACCGGGCGTTGACCCTTGCCCTCATTGAGGACGGCATGCAGGATGCGTGGACTGATGGAGGCAATCCGTCTATGATGCTCGCATCGGCGAGCAACCGGGCCAATTTCTCCGATCTCAGTGCATCTGGAAACCTCGTTTCTAACGATGTGAACATGACAGCCGCCAAAGAGGTCGCCTATGTCGGGTCTACCAGTGTGTTCTTGACCGACTTCGGCACCGTGGAGGCGACCCCGTCACGCTTCATGTCCAACGACAAGATGTTCCTGCTTGACCCCGAGTTTGCATCACTCTGCACACTCAACGGACGGAACTTCCAAGAGAAAGATATGGGTGACACAGGTGACTCACAGGCCACAATGCTCATCACTGAGTGGGCGCTGAAGGTTCTGGCACCAAAGGCACACGCAGGTATCTTCGACCTGTCAGGTTCCTAAGACTAATGAGGGGGCGGGCGACTGCCCCCTCTCTTCTTTGAGGGAAACAGATGAAGCGCTATCTTTACACCGACCCGCACACAAAGAAGGAAGTGACGATGGAGCAGGCCAGTGACGGCTCAACCATCATCCACCAGAAACAGCGGTTTGATGATCTCATTAAGGTCAACCGGCACATGTCCGGCGATTACTCCAAGGGTCAGATGATCGGTAACACTCAGCGTCACATGCAACATGTGGCTGAAATTCCGAATGTCGTGTATAATCACCTCTTACAGACGCTTGGCCCACCGCGCGAAAATCCAAAGGCGTGGAAGGCTTGGCTGAACGACCATCAGAACCGAGACTTTAGGACAGGCGGCGGCACATTATGAGCATCAGTACCTTTAGCGAACTGAAGACGTCTATCGCCAATTTCCTGGCGCGTGACGACCTAACCGCCCAGATACCTAATTTTATCCAGCTTGCCGAGGCGCGTATTGGGCGCGAGCTTGAGACGCGGGAACAGGAAAAGCGAGCCACAGCGGCGCTTGAGGTTGGCGATGAATATATCGCCCTCCCGACTGACCTGCGTGAGGTGCGTGAGGTAAAGCTCAACACCAACCCGATTACGGTTCTGGAGTACCAAAGCCCACACGGCTTGGATAAGAGCTACGGCAACACCGGCAACGGCAGGCCAAGAGCTTACAGCGTTGTCGGGCTTGAGATGAAAATGCGCCCTGTGCCTGACACGGCCTACACGGCTGAGATTGTCTATATCGGCAGTCTGGGCGCTTTGTCTGACGTGAACACACCAATTACATTTACGCGCCACCCAGACCTGTACCTTTACGGCGCATTGGCTGAGGCGTACACATATCTTCTCGATGAGGCGCGGGCAACGCAGTATGACGCGAAATTTACGCGCATCATTGAGGAGATTAAGGTTGACGAGGAGCGATCTCATTACGGCGTTGGGTCGCTCGCTATTCGGTCCGATTATCAACGCCAACAAGCATCGGCGGAGAGCTAAATTATGTCTGCAATGTCTGACTATCTTGAGAATGAGATTCTCGACCACATCCTTGGGACCGGCTCGTACACTATGCCATCGGCAGTCTACATCGGCCTGTCCACCGGCTCATTTGGTGACGACAACAGCGGCACCGAGCTTAGCGGCTCAGGCTATGCCCGCGTAGCCGCAACATTCAACGCGGCGGCTTCAGGAACAGCCGACAACGC